GGACTTTTCGCCCACCTAAAGAAAATTTATTTTTTGAAACAATGGTTTTTCCTGAATGCAGTTATAGTACTAAATGTAGTAATTGGCGAAGTGCCTTAAATATGCATTGGAAAGCCGTCGAGATAGTAAAACGCGAGCAAAATAAAATTAAATAATTAAATAGGTATAAAATGAAAATTGAAAAAAGTTATAAGAAAAACGTACGAAAAAAAGCCGATCAAAATCTTAAACCCCGATTAAGATTTGTACAACAAACTAAATATGGCATTATTAGTAAAATGTACATCACCGAAATTTATGACAAATCACAAAATAAAAAAATATCAAAAACTTTTTGCTTCGGTAATAAACGAACTAAAATCGAAGCTTATAATTTACTAATTAACTGGCGTAAAAAAATGATTAAACAATTAAATAAATTAAATGCTGACTAGGAGAAAAAATGGAAGTTCATGATAAGTTTTATAAGATTTGGTTAACCCGATTCTGTTCTCGATTATCAAAGGAGTTAAGTATCGCTAATTATAAACGTAAGACAAAAGCCGCTTTTGTGGTTTTAATCGTTAGAGACTCAGGCGATCTAAAAGGTAATGTTGATATAGGTAGCAGTTTAACAACTGAATCAATCGTTAGGGTATTAACTGAATCATTAATAATGGCAAATAAAGATTTAAATAATAATAAATAAAAAAGAGAACATACGATATGAATCAATCTGAATATAACTATCTTTCTAAAATAATAAAACAACAAAACAAGTTATATGATTCAAAGCTTAAAATACTTAATCCCTCAGAATATAAATATTTAGGTAAGACTAATAAAAGTAAACCCATCAAAGTATTACGATCTAAATATTTTTTAGTGCAAATATTTTATGATAAAGGTGTTACTAGACTAAGTATTAATAGAACTACTATTAATCGTCAAGGTGGCTGGCAAGACAAAATAACATGGGACGAACTTCAAAATATTAAAAGTGAATGCGGCTTTAAAGAACATGCAGCAATAGAAATATATCCACCTGATGAACACATAGTATGTGATTTCAACATGAGACATTTATGGATACTCGATAAATACCCAACTTTTATGTGGACAAAAAAGAATAGAATAAAATAATACAATTCTAAATATCAAAACAAAGGAGAAGAAAATGGCAGCACCAGCATTAAAAATAACAGGGATAAACTCTGAATGGTTAGCTCGTGATACTAATCGATATATTGTAAGAATTCCTACACCGGGCGGTAGTGGTAACTTTACGTTTAGAGAATATGGAGGAAGCGCAAGCGCGTTAAAAGCTGCTAAGAAATTTCAAGCAAAAATGTTAAAGCAATTAAAATTTGATAGAGACTTTTATTTAAAAACAGGTGATAGAATAGCTCGCGAACATTTAGCGGTTAATAATAAAACAGGTTACACAGGTGTTAGTCGTCTAGTATTCCCAAATGGTTTTTGTAATCCTTTAATTGTATGGGTTGCTTCTTGGTCAGATTCGACCGGAAAGCATAGACAAAAAAGATTTAGTTTAGCCGATCCAAATATAAAAAATGAACAAGACGCGAAACAAAAAGCGATAGCATATAGAAAAGAAAAAAAATTAAAAAAATATAACACAGGAAAATAATAATGAAAGAAACTGGATTGAGAGAAGATGTCCTTAAGTTAATGACAAAAAACAAAAAGACTTTATATAGTATTAATGACTTATTAGAAATATTTAAAAGACATAATCAATTAAAACCGAAAGATAAAGGTCAAAAATATAAAGCTTTTGAAAATATATTTAGAAATTTACGAATCGAAGGTAAAATTTCTAGGCATGTTGATAAAGATGAAAATAACGATATACAATATGCAGTGTTAATTCATAAAGATAAAATTGAAAAATGGGTTTTAGTTCAAAGCAAACAACGAATTAATACAGGGACTAAAACTACGTATAAAAAAAGAAAACAATTATTAACTAGTAAAGAGATTCGATCAATGTTCGCAACACATTATAATAATATGGCTAAACTTGAGGATTCATGTATGGCAATTATTGAACATTCGGAATCAACTGAAAAAGAGATGGAGAAAATTAGAAACTTTTTAAAAAAATAAGGAGTTTACATGAAACACACTAATTATAACTTTAAAAATATAGCGGAAACTATTGTTTGCCTTGATAATCAGATTAAAGCGATTCCTAACGAATTTGGGCATAAAATCGGTTTTAAAATGAGAATTAATTACTGCGTTAAAGATAAAATTGATGTCGTTGACACCATAGAATTATTTATATATGAAGATATAATTCATTAAAAGGAGAGTACATGCAACTATTAGAAAATTATGATTTTGAATCAATAACAAAATTTATATCTGAATTCAATGAACACGTTTTAATAAAAACAAAAGGAAATATTAGACTGTTAACTATTGCTATTGGTAATGATACTCATTCATTTGGAATACTATCGACTGATAGAGAAAATCTTGAACAACATTTAGTTATTGCTTTGGATATAGTAGCAGAAGAAAAAAAGACTAATTGATTCTTTAAAATAAAATGTCTCGATGCAATGTCGAGACATTATACTATTTTGTAGTTATTTCGTTTTACTATTATCAAGTCGTGCTTTATTTTATTTTTTTGACATGGTTCTTTTTTTATTATCTTCTTTTTTTCTATGTTCGGGCTTTTTTTAAATAGTGTTCCGTCTTCGATTAGAATACTGCACCCAACAATTATTGCAATAATAAATAAAATAATTAAATCTTTAATGTAGAATTTAAACATTTTAGTATCACTTTGTTTTATGTCCCAAGAAAGGCACCCTCAAAATATGTTGTACCTGAGCCGCTGGTTATATCGGATGTTGATATTGAAGCGTTTTGTCCTTGAATTTCAAAATAATCTGTTGTTCCATTAGCCTCAACTATTCGTTCAATGCTAATGTTAGCAAAAGTCCCACCCGTTATCATTCTATATTGTTGATGAAAAGCACCATTTTTTGTTATTCTAATTATTATTGTATTTCCTGAAGTTGTTGAACTCCAATCCAAAAATGCTCGAAGTCGATACTTCCCCGCAATTGTTGGTGTAAATCTATTATTAGTTACTATGTCAAAATCTGAATTAATATCGAAATCTTTTGAATCAAAAGTTATTTTTGTTAAACCAGTAATATTAAACATATTAGCACTTAACTTAACTCTAAACGCAATTGCTAAAATGTGAGGATTTAATAAAATTAAATCTGTTCCATCATAATATAATTTTGCTATTTGTGTTATTTTAAGTTGTCCAGCCAATAAAGTATCACCGAGTAGTGTTTTAACTGTTTTTGCTCCGATTGAATCAAAGTTAACTGTACAGCTTCCGGTATTTGTTGCATTTATTCTGACTTCGTAAACTCGGTTTGTATCGTATGCGGTTATTCCTAATGTAGCAGTATAAACAGTCGTTGATCCTCCCGTTATTACTGGTAATGTACTTAAACTATCCGCGTGATTTACCCCTTGACTAATATTGCTATTACCATCAAGTTTTAATCCGTTGTTTGCTCCTGCTGTTGTAATAGCGTCAATTAAAGAATTTACTTTTAATATTGCTGCGTCTAATTCTGCCCTTGCTTGGCTAGGATCGTCGGTTGATGCATTAGTATGGACATTAGTTAAATCACTGGCTGGAATTGCCATTTTTTACGCTCCTGTTATATATGCGTCTATTGTTGCATCAGCACCAACATTGCTAGAATTATAAATTTTAATTTGAGGCCCTGTTACATTTTTGTCTATTAATTCCCATGACCAACCAGCGCCAACATTTTGTAAGGCTATTTGAACATTTTTAATAGTTTGATATGTATCTACAATTGGCAATCGAATATTCCCTGCAACACGTGGAGAACCTAGATCAATTGTACTTGTATCTAAATCCTCGATGTATTCCTCGACCGTTTCGGAATCGACAATTAATAAAGCCTGTGTTATTACCGGGGTATCTACTACATTAAATACTGTAATTTTTATTTTTATATATCGAGTATTTATTAATGATCCTGCTGCTGCAAAAGCTGTATAAGTTATATCATCGTCACTGTGAGATTCTTCAATAGTGGTTGATGTTCCATTAGATGTAACAGTTACTAGTGGAGTGATATCAAGTATTGCTCCGATATCAATTGCTAATGTTTCATAAATAATAGGGCTATTTGGATTTGTCGCCCATGTTAACCAGTCGGCCCATGTTTGAAGTGGCGAATTAGTTCCGAAGTAAGCCCAAGTATTTTGATCTGTAGCTATTAAATTATTACTAATTGGGTCTACCCAACAATTAGTTTTAGTATCTGGAAACCCATCCGCATGAAAATCAACTGTCACCAATGTAAATTTTATTCTTGGATCGCCTAAAGTCGAATCGACTAATTTTGCATTTACTGAATAAACGCGTGTTGTATCAACTGCTTTTATCCCTGCTGTATAACTTCCGGCAGCTAATTGATTTGTTTCAAATGGTAATTGTGTAATCAATCCTGTATGTAGTGGTGTTAATGCTGACCATGCTAAACCGTTTCCAAGTGCAGCACGAATTTCATAACCTGCAAAGTCAACGGGGGCGTTCGATGCCGGAACATAACCACCATTAAATACGCGTGTTCCGTCAGATAATCGCTGTACGCTAAATTGATTACAATCAGGTGGTGCAGCTAATTTACCAATAACAGTATAATTAAATAATGATAACCAACTTGATCGAACGCCTATATTATTAATTGCTCTGACTCTTACATCATAATCAATACCATCTTGAACTGGTGAAATATAGGACTGTACTATTTCGAAATTAACCGTATTAGATGCAGGTGCATAATCAGTATCAATTGATCGCCTATACTCAACTTCATAACCCCCAATATTTTGATCTGTTGATGCAGTCCATTGAACGCGAATTCTTGAAATTATAGTGCCGTCTAGTGCTTTTAATAAATCATTATCGCCACTTGTTAATATTAACATTGTCGGAGGGATAACAGATTGTATAGGAGTATCTGCTACTGCCGTTATGTCTTCAGGTATAAACTGAATCCGACTAAATCCTGTTTTACCTTGTGCGCTTAATGCGCTGAATCCTGAATAAAAACTTTCACGCGCTATACTAAATGATTTTGCTGATGGTGATGGTGTATCATCGGGTGTTCCTGAAATTGGCGCATTACCTTGATTTGAAATAAATGTGCCGGTTACATTTGGAATTGTAACTCCTGTACCGTCTAATAATGATAGCCAACCACCGGACGAACCACCACCACCACCACCAGCATAAAAATTATGATTAGCGTATAAATTACCAACTAAACCAGTATTTCCACTTAAGTCTATTGAACCATTAACGCCAAAAGATACGCCACGAGTAATTGTAATCAATCCAGCACCACCAGCACCACCAGCACCACCCAGTACTCTATTATCTTGATCGCGGTTTAATTCTCTTGCGATACCACCACCGCCACCTGATGTACCACGTAAATCAGAAAGCACGCCGGTTAATATATCGTTTGTAGTATCATTTATTAAATTTATAAATGGAATTGCATCAACTGTACCGATTGTTAAAACTGATTGTTTACTAAATGTATAGGTATTTGTTGGACTTAAAGTGCTAGGACCAAAATTTCTATTTTCTTGAAATATGCCACCAGTCGCACGCGTTGAGCCAATATACCCGGGTGTTCCTGTTGTTGTTAATGTAGTCTCATTAACTGCTACTGTTCCCGCAATACCTTGACCACTGCCATCTATAATGCCATTAATTGTTAAGTGCCCCTTACACCTTAACTGAACATTATTTGTTATTGTTACTGTGACACCTGGATCAATAGTTAATGGTGCATCATAATAATATATTGTTGCCGGAGTTGTGCCGGGTAAAGTTATATTGTCAGTAATATGACCTATGCCACCTGTGACAACAAATGATGAAGGAGAGCCTAAACCATCGACAAATGTTTTTAATTCTGTACCAGCCGAAATATAAAAAGAATCGTTTAATACGTTTATTGCAGCACCTAAAGCAATTTCACTGGCTGACTGAGAAGACCCGAATAAATCAAGTCCTACATTCCCAGTTAACCAGTTAATTGAAACGCCTTGTATCTCGAAAGGTCGATCTAGTGGAGTTAATGCGCCGTTAAAATCTCTAATGTTTTTTAAATTAACGCGTACAATGTCGCCGACTTCTAAAACATTAAGACTTGGCAAGCATGTTATTTTAAACTTTAATGGTGGCCCTGCATAGCGATCTCGCAGAGTATTAAATTGATTGAATATTATTTCTTCCGTGTGTCGTGATCCGTCAAGTCCTCTAAACTCTAATATTTTTAATTTTGATTCATCATGCTTTGCGATACTAGCTGAATCAATTAATAATGACGTTCTGGTGTATTCTCCTGCTGTATCGTTCCAATTCCAATTTATTTGAAAACTATTTAAAACCGATCTCATGTCATGAACTAACTGACTATAACTAGTTACATTCGATTTATTCAACTCAACTACATAACCCGAGCTTGATAAAATGCCCGTCATTCGTCTTAACCCTAATCGTCCATCGCTATAAATAGGGTTGTACGCGCCTAACAATAAATTTAATTGTGTTTCAATAAACTTTTTTGCATCTTGTTTTTTTAAACCTAAAAATACACCTATTACCCCGTTAGTATCGTCGCTTGTATCCCACCAATCAGAACCAATCCCGGTAAAATCTGATAACTTTACAAAGTCAGTACTTATACCTAGATGCCATTTACTCGGTAATGTTTTACCTGCTTGTCCTTCTAAATTTCCCGTTAATAAAGCGTATATTAATTTAGGGATAGGCATCTCAAGATAAACATATTCAGTAACTTTTAGTTTTCTTGAATTGTCGGCAAGTGTTATATCAACTTCGTGCGCGACTGCTTTGGTATTTAATGCGCCTCGTCCTGTTGCTACAATGGGACTCGCCCCGTCATTATCGACAATAAAAGATAAACCCAGAGTGACATCGACAACTGTTCCGATACATCTAACAATTTCATCTTTTATTTTTATGTATAATACTGTTTGAATATCTTGTGGGGATGTTGTGTAGTTGCTAGGTGCATCGGAATAACTTGTACCATGTTCTAACGTTTCAAAACCAGATACAGAATAAACCGGGATTAAATAATCTGTTTCGGTTATTGCTGCACTCATTGTTGTAGTGGCTAAATCAAATATCGATTTACGCTCTGAACGCTGGATGTCTACACAGTTAATTGTATAAGTGCCATTATTAAAACTAACACTATCTATAATTTGAGTGGCAACTAAAACATAATTTGCCCAGACTTGATCAACGAATGATGTATAAACGCGAACGCGCTTACCCCGTAAACCGGAACCGATATCGAGTTTAGTATTAAATAAAGTCGAAATTACTTCATTATCATCAACCAATTTAATATTAATATTTCCGATTGATGCCAGTCCTTTATCGGGCTGTATTTTCTGAGTTGTGCCACTAATACCATTTTGAGCAATTACGCTTTTAGTTGATGTTGAACTAGTCGGTAATTGTGAATCACTATGACTTGTAAAATAATGGACATCCGTATTATTAAAATCGAAAGATAATTCTATTGTATATCGTGGCTCTTTACTCGATAAAAGATTTATTTCAGCAAAGCTGGCATTATCAACTCGCATTATAAAGCCTTATTCTAAATGATATTCTTCGACCTGTTATATTGTCTAGACGTTGTTCAGTGTAACCACTACCGGATAAAAAAGCCGATACTGCATTATCAGGTATAGCAATACTGCCAACTCGATCAAAAGTAAATACTTCGCCACTTTCACAACTATCTAAAAATTCAATAAATTGAGGATAATCACTTAATGCTGTATCAAGTACAGCTGATGTTATATTAAAAAATTCTTCCCTGCGTTGTGTTAATGTTTCAATATTTCCATCAAGCGCGACATTTTTAAATTTAGTAACTAATCTTTCTCGATCATCATTTGTAAATGATACATCAATACTATAACTTTGATTATAGCCACGTAAGTAACCTAATATTGTAATTGTGTTACCAGCGGCTTCGACTGTTAAAATTGATGTGACAGTTATCACCCCGGCACTTGATAAACCAGATACTTGATGCCAGCCATTATTTGTACTTGTTGAAAAGCCAGTAACATAAATCCATTCAAGATTATTTAAGCCACCTAAATTTCCCGGGCTTTCGCTGTCTGTAAATGTAGACAGATTAGGGGAACCAGAACTTGTCACCGCAATTGTGGTTTTATTTTTAGCTTCCGCTGTAACTCGTTCTATACTTCTAAGTGCGGTATATGTTATCGCTGGCATTATATATTATCTCTAATTTCTTGTGCTTGTCTTGAATCACCATCAAAAACAACAATGTCTCGATCATTGGTTGCCGTTTTAATAATATCAATTAATCTTTCGGATAAGTCCTCGCCTAACATATCACCCGTGAATATTATTTGTGTCGCACCTTGTGGACCTACTTGATTTGTTACTCCTTGTGGCGCACCCAAGTCAACACCTGTCGATGTTTGAGTTAATCCGGCGACACTTGTACTTAAACCACCACCACCACCGCCCACTTTTGCTAATTGTTGCGCACCTTTTAAACCGGCCGCGACTGCTAAAACAACACCCAAAGGATATGGTGATACCGCTAGGGCATTCATAACCGCCTGTGCTGTTGACGCTATAATAGAGGCTCGAGCTAATGTTTTTTGTAAAAGACTCTGTTTTTTACCTTCACGAGTTGCAAGCGATGATAAACTGCCAAAAATTGAAGCGGCCGCGCCGAGCTGACCGGCTAGTACTTTCTTACGTTCTTTTACTCCGGCCTCCGTAATATTTTTTAATACGTTATTATGTTCTTTTGTTAAATTCTCGATTACAGTATCTTTTTCTTTTTGTGTTACAATTTCAAATTGGAACGCTTCCTCCAATTGGAATTTTTTCTCGTCTAAAGCTTCCGCTGATAGTTGTGCCTCATTTAAAAATGATTTTCGTATTACTTCGATTCTATCGGATGCCTGTTTTTGCATTAAATCGATATTAACAAAATTTTGTTTTGCGCCGCTGTTGTCTCCCTCGTTTACTTTCTGTCCTTTACCTTTTTCGTCATTTATTTTTTTCTCATTATCGATTATTTTTTGTTGTTGATCTAAAGCATTATTTCTTTTTTCGTCAATTGCTCGAACAATTAGAAATTGTGCTTTAAACGCGGCTTTTAATTCTGCTTGTTTTTCTACTGAACGACCAAAGACCTTTTCATATAGTGATTCTCGATCGATTCGATCTTTTATTCTATCCAATAATACTTGTTGTTGTTTTTGTTGTTGTAAAAATTTTGCTTCTTGTCCTTTATCATCGACTCCTAAACTGTTTTTATCAATATTTGATAATGCATTTACAAATTTACCTATCCATGTGACCGCTGAAATTGCCGCTGTCACAACTTCTTTTATTGCATCAGCATTAGCAATAACAGCCGCAGTAACTCTGGTAGTTAATTGTTTTGATAAATCAGTTAATTTGTCTTTTAAATCTTCCGCACCTTTTACGGATTCATTCGATAGAACGTTGCCTAATTCTCGTGCGCGTTTTCTTAATTTTTCAATTCCTGCTGAACCTTCTTTTAAAAATGTGGTCATGTTAATGCCAGAACGACCAAAAGCGGCATTTGCTAGCGCGGCTCTATCGACTGCTGTACCTGCATTTTTAATAGCATTGGCTAATATATTTAACGCATCTTCTTGATTTTTTGAACTACGAAGTGAGCTTAATAATTCCTGATCGTATCGTTTTAAACTGGAAACTAATGGGCCGACTCCTTTTCTTGCTTCTCCGACTCGTTTAACGAAAGCCGTCATGTTTGACGTGAATGCGGATTGATTTGTCCCGGCTAAATCTGCGGCATGAGCAAACTCTTGATAGGTTTCGGCTGATAGTCCAACTGCGACCGCATTTTTTCCAATAGCGTCGGCTGCATCAACGCTTTTTTTAATAATTAAACCCAGTCCAGCTGCACCACCTAAAACCGCAAGTGCGCCGGTTAATGATTTAAGTGCGCCTTGAAATCCTTTTGCTGATTTCTTGGCCTTCCCCATACCTTTAATGAAGCTGGCCGTTTTTGCCTTTACTTCAACAATAATAGAACCGAGTTTGGTAGCCACTTATTGATCCTTTTTTATTACTAAATGATTTAAGCTGTTCTTTAATCTTTGTTCGCCACCAAACCTTTTATCGAATTGTCCAGACTCGATAAATAAATACGCTAGCGTTTCGGTTAATTGGCTTGAGGTTAATTGATTTAAAAATAAATCGGGGTGTGGATGTCCCAGTCTAAACGCGATATTAAAATAATCTTTGCGCCTAGACTGGGTTACTAATTTTTTGCTGCTGTTGCGATGTCGCCCTCGCTCATTAATGCTACCGTTCTATAGGCATCGATGATTCTATCAAGTGCGTTCGCGCTTGTTTCATGTAATAGTGTAATGTCTTCATCAGAAAATAATCTGTTTCCACTTTCATCAACTATTGATTTAGCCGCGCATATGCCACGCAAAGTTTTTAATATTGAATCGTCATCGGCTGCTTTCGTGCAAATCAATTCATAATCTGCACGTTCTAAACCTGTTGGTTCTTTTATTAAAACTGAGCCACCCCATTCAGGAATTTCAACTTTAATTGTTTTAAGTTTGGACGATAAAATATCTTTTCTATTTAAAAGTTTCATTATGTTTCGGTAATACCTCCTTTAATTCTTAAACTTATTGATGCCGTTGTTACTCCGTCTATTGCGTTCGATGTTGAAAAGCTGGCAACATAGGCACTAAATGTCCATAAAGTTGCCGGACTATCAGTAAAAGTTAATCTATAATTTCTAGCAATTTCGGTCGCACTATCAAAATCCGCTCTTAATTGTGCGTGCTGCACGTTTTTAGGAATAAACATAATAGTAGTCGAGACACTACCATTATCCGTTAAGCCTCGTTTAAACTCTTTAGATGTAGATGATAAATCCGTTACATCAATTTCACTAGCTGAACCATCGGGTCCTGTTATTTCCTGCGCATCGGAATAATTAGTATATACTTCGGGTGAGGCTGCATCGCCAACACCTAATTTAGTACCTTGTGAGGGGATAGCATTAGTGGACATTTTTAATTACTCCTGTATTTAATTTTCATAAAACCATATTGAGAAATCGATTGACACTCTATAGGTTTCCGTTTGTATTTCTTTTGGTATATCGTTGTCTGTTAAATATATTGCATCAAATAAACTTGAAGATTCTAAAGCCAATATTAATTGTGTTGCCGTTAATAACGATGCATTGTATGTATTGTCTCGAATATCAAATTGGTATCGCGCATTACTTAATTTATTTCGCCCGGTTAATGAGTTTGATGGATTTGAACTTATACGCATAAAAACAGTATTAGGATATATCGGATTTTGCGGGAGATTTACCGCATAATTTCGACTAGACACTAAAGCTGATAAACCGCTAAAATTATTTAACGTTGTTAAAATATCAGTTTGAATTGTCATTATTTAATTCTTTTTTTAATATTCTTATCTAATGATTTTGCATATGCAATCTGTACGGCTACTAAATTATTATCTATTGCTGGTCGCATAAATGGTGAAGCTTTTACCCCTTTATGCATAGCACTACGACGAAAATTACCATTGATTGTTAATATTTTTTTCTTTTTTTTGTTTTTTAAACTTCTTGTTTTAGGAATTTCGTGTGGATCAATTCCGTACTCAACAAAATGCCCATACCAACCATCGTACTTTGCACTTTTACCAACTGTTAAACCAATATTTATTTTTAATTCATTAATTGATCGCTGTCTTCTTGGCTTAAGTTTTAATGCTTTTTTTAATGTATTATAATTAGCCGGTAATTTTTTTCGAGCTGCTTTTAAAACTACTTGCCCACCAGCGCGTAAACTAGACTTGAAAGTGGCAAGCATATTTTTTTGATCAAGTTGTTTTAGATTGCGCTCTAATTGTTCAAGTCCTTTTATATCAAGTTCAAATTCAGCCATTATGGAGTCTCCGAACACATTAAAACAATTTCTCTATTGGATTCTTTTGGATTAATAACGGTCGATATATCATAATTTCTAGCACCCCATAAAACACGATGTTTGCTGGTTATGGTTGCCGCTAAAGTATCGTATCTCAATCTAATCCTTACCGTTATATCAACTGTTAACTGTTGTGATACGAAAAATTCAGAACCGTTTAAAGGTACTACTGAGGCATAACGTGTTAAGTAATTTTTCCATGTCCCCATTGGTCCTCCACTTGAGTCGATACTATCCACATATTCCTGAATTATAATTTTATGTTTTAATCGGGCTGTTAAAGGATTCGACGCGGCCATAATATTTTCCTTGCGGCTTTTTCTAAATCAGGGTCTTGATCGTATAGATACGCCGCGTATGCTTTGATACCATCTTTTATTTGTTCAGGAACATTTTCCGCGCTTGAATACCCAGCAGTCATTCGAATTCTAATCGGGTTAAATGTAACAGCATGAGAAGGCCAACCAGTTATAGTGCTAATTCTACCATTCTCGGTTTTTATATCTGCATAATAATCAACATTTTCAGTTAATGTTAATTCAACACTAGGAGAACTTGTGTCATCATATTTTATTGAATCAATAGATTGTAACGGCCATTTATTTAAACTAAATACATTACTTGGCCACTTATCAAAAGATAATTCAATTACTGTTGTCATTGTAATAATATTACAATAATCTTCCGCATATTCTCTGGCCGTTTTTATTAACTGACTTATTCGAACATCCTCGTCATCGTGTAATATTCTTAAAGCTATTTTTGCCTCGGCTATGCTTACTGGTTCTATTTTTGGTGGTGTAATAACTGTAAATGTTCCCATAGTTCACCCGATTCAATTTCTTTGTAATTCCAATTCGCATACGGCAGTAACTCAATCCAATTTTTTTGATTAAGTATATTTGTATCACCTTTGCATGTAATTTTTAAACCATTTAGTGCGGCTTTAACGAGTGCAGTACTGTTATAACCTGTTGCACTTCCACATAATTTTAAATCTTCGATTAATGTATTTTTTGATTTCTGATTAGCTGGATGTAGTCGTATAATATCGGCTTGTTCTATTATTCCATTGTAATCAGCCAGGAATAATGATTTTGTTCCTGTTGTTTCTTTTAGTATTATTTTTTTACGACCACTACCTAAACCTATATCTTGACCGCCTTTTTTATTCATCCATCCTATAGAAACATGATTTTTAGTATTGCCAAAATAACAACGATCTAATAAAATTACGCGATTATGATTTATCCAATTTTGCTTCGCATAATTAGGCCCAAGTACTATATGTATATCTGCTTTTTGTGTAACTGATGGTGTTACGATTACTTTTAGATTATGTTTTATAAAACCTTTTCTAAAACACTCTGATTGCTCAATTTGATGAGCTTGTTTAGGGTTAAAGTGTACGGCAATATCCATTTGTCTGTTACTTCGTGAGGATCAGGCTTGCCATGAAAGCATATTATTTTTAAATCTTTTTTAATCTCGTTTTTACAATGATATTTATATGATCCAACATGCGGAATTGCATTCCAATTATTGCCTAGTAATTCTGTTAAGTACTCTTGATCACCCCAATATTTTTTCTTATCGTTTAAGTAATTAAATTTTTCATAAGGATAATTCCAATTTCCCGGCCAACACATAACCGATGATTGAATGCCACCATGACCAGAAGCCGCCCAATTAGCTGGGGCTGAAAATGTACTAGTATAGTCGGCTAAATAATCAATGTTTCCCGTTATGATGACATCAAGATCAAAATATATTGAGGGCTCGGTTGCAACTCTCGGACTAAATAACCCTATCTTTTGCCACCATCCATAATAAGGTACATATGGCAGCATTGTATTAATGCCTTCAATTTTTTCAGTCGTTATACATTTAAATGTATGTGGAACAGTTAAGTATTTATTAACCATTTCTTTTAATGCATAAACATAAGAAACATCATATTTATTTCCCCAGTAAACACAAAAAACATTCATTAACGGGGTCGCCTCTGATTGTAATAAATAGTATTCAAGTCAGGCATAACAAAATCATTATGTCTTATTTTTTTGAGTCTTACGCATAAATTTCTATTTGGGTATTCTCTGCCTATGTCCATGTATTCAATTTCGTATCCATTAGTCGAGAATTGTTTAAAAAATTCCTCTTTTGGATAATATTCTCCATGCCACCACCAATCATCTTTAAGTGGCGTTAAACTGGCAATAATTCCACCGACTTTAGTTAAGTTGTGAATGTTTTTCCATACTGCTATCTGATTGCTAACATGTTCTGTTGTGCCGATATTTGTAACCATATCAAATGGTTTAAGATCGATTGATTTTGTTAAATCTAAATTAAGTGCGCCGTCCTGTCCATTCCAGTCTATTGATGTGTGTTTAATTCCAATACTTTCAAAATAGGTTTTATAAACACCATTAGAATTTTTCTTATTGCCTAACTCGAGCATTCTTGTGCCAACTATTGGCCATATAATAACGCGCTCATCGGCTGGAATCGGATTATTTACATTCATAATTTAGCTAATATTAAAACGTCTTTTTTATTATTTAGTATTATCATATCGATAATTTTTAAATCATAATTTACCCAGCTATTGCGCTGTGTTATTAATAAATATTTTGAATTACTTTTCATTAAATTATTAAATCCTTTTGTATGATCCTTTTTTGAAAAATGATTTAAAACCCATAAACATATTAATAAATCTGATTTAGGTGGAACCGAGTTTAATAAATTAAAACTATTAACATTTTTATGTCTAGGAACTAAATCATACGCTTTATAATTGACATCTATCCCAAATTTTATTTTACTTATCCAATTTAAATCACCTGCGCCAATATCGGATATTGATTTGATATTATATCGATCTACTATTTTCGGAATCCATTCTCGTTGTTTAACTGTAGTACTTAATTTGGAACCATGACCACAGGGCGTCTCGGGAAGTCCTCCCGTCCAACCTGTTTTGTATTTTTCTAAATTAGTGACTAAATCACTCATATATAGCGCCTATATAATGCTGTTGCTAATTTATCAGGGTGTTCATTAAACCACGGTTGTGTATTCATATTTGTAAAATGTAATAATTTCATTCCTGGAATTAATTTGTCTTTAACGTTCCAACAATGCGGTATTGAATTTTCCTTTGGTAGTAAATTTTCCTGATGTTTATTTGTGCATGAATGAGTACAATTAATAACGGATACCTCGGTAGAACCATCAACCATGCAAACATATTTATCTTGCCGCTTGTATTCCCATAGTTCGGCAATATCAGCCATTAGAATCATATCGCAATCTAAATATATTCCTTGTTCGATTGTATATCGTACATTAGTAAACCCTGTGCATCCTTGTTCAATCTTTGGATATAAATATGTAATATTAACAGGCACATTTGTATTTTCTAAAATGCTGCGTTCGGTCATTCCTTCAATTGCTTTGAATCGCTCAGAAATTCCGATAAAGACTGGTATGGAAAACATTTTAACGCGCTATTTTTTGTACAGTTTATTATTTCTATTCCGTAATCACTCGGCTTAATTGTATCAACCTCTTTTATTAACCCTGATAATGAACCATTATTATCAGTTTTAGGCCAATGTTGTAATTGTCGGGGATATTCTCCAAAGTAATGCCTTTTATTTTTGTATTCGTTATCACTAACTTTTCCGGGGTATCTCATATCCCAGCCAATTAAAGCCATTCGTTTAACGCCATAATGCAAAGCAAGATTTAAAATCTGTGGCCCACTTCCATGATGAGCATGTATATAGTTTTTATCTTTACTTAAACCATCGCGCCAACGTTC